ATCTAGGGTGGATGCCAGATGCAGAATCAACCAACTGACTAACAGTACCGGAAGGTTTAACAGCAGTAATGGCAGCGCTAATATTAATACCAAGCTTGTTAGCCCATTCCGCATTAGTACTAATTGCTTCCTCTTTGAGAGCCACCAGCCAGTCCTTAAGTTTTTCACGGTCTTCCCTCCCTGACATCACTGGATGGTCCATGATGCCTGTTAGTGATACACCTAGAAGTGCTTCCTCTTCGGTGTTCTTCTGCCATACCTTGCGAAGGTAACGGAAGTCAGTTAGCGTAGCCTGAAGAGACCCAAGGATAGTTGCAACACGAACTTTTCGTTTGAGGTCTGACAACGTATCTCCTGCCCTGACAACAACTTCCGAAAGATTGCAGAACTGGTAGGGCCGGAGGATGATTTCTGAGCATGGATTAGTTCCAAAATCATAGGTAGCATCTCGTCGCTCGTTCTTTGCAGCTTGCTTTTGACTTGCGACTCTAGAGAACATACCTCGTTCTCCGGAGCGGGACTCGTATAAACTTTTCCACTCATTTAAAAATGCCTCAAAGTCTGGCTTCTCTGTATAACACGCTGAATTGTTCGCTAGTCCTCGTTGAGGGTTGTCTTGCCACCATTGTCCTGACTTACAGCGTCTAAGTCTATCGTCGGTAAGATTACTGAGACTGATGAGAGCGGACCGGCGTACACCCCCGACAACGACGATCTGTGCAATCTTACAGCAGAGATCGTGACACTCGATGGAGCTAAGTTTACGTCCAGCAGCTTCCCGAAAGACGCTGACTGTGAAGTTGAACAAATCGACAAGAGGCTCTGGACCAGATGCTCTACCCCCGAAAGTCTTAAGGGTTGCCCCTGCAGGTCGTACTCCAGAGATGTCCCATTTTGGAACTTGGCCTGAATACAACAGGCTGATAAGTTCTCTGTAAGCTTTAGCCCATCCAATTTTGCTGTCAGCGACGTGTATAACGGTATCTGTGGCATGAAAGTCCTCCGCAACTTCTGGTAATTTACTAACGTACTGTCGTTCCACACTGAAGCCTACACCAGTGCCACACATTAGGACGTACATCATCTCGTCAAATGCTTTAGGATGGTCTATAGGCAGGTAGGAGCAGTTAAACCCAGCTACATTGTCACGGTCCAAGGCCTCTCCAGCAGTCATGAGTGCTCTCATGCTAGGCATTACGTCCAACTCATGAATACTCTGGAAGATCTCACTTTGGTCGAACTCATTGAGTTGTACACGGTCTACCCAGTAGTCTAGGTAACGATTTACTGTTTCTTCCCAAGTCTCACGACGCTGTTCCTCTGGTAGGTAACGAGCGTACCGTGACTTGTGTATGTACTGTTGATATGCGTCCATTAATTTAGTTCCTTGATTAATCTTTCAATGTACCAGCGACACTTACGTAAGTCCTCCACTGGTTTCCCTTTGTAGTCGTAGCGCCAGAGGTACTTCAGTGCGTTACCCTTGAGATAACCTTTGAACTCGTGTTCAGGCATGGACGCTTTAATTGCTTCGATGGCTTCGATTGCTCCTTTGTTGTAGTGGTCAGGTTTTTCCACAGGGTCTACTTTCTTTGGCTTCCTAATGGACAAGTTATTTAGTGCAGTAACTGTGTCCCAGTCTTCAGGAGTCGCTTCATCAATACTCATTATCTTCTTCCTCTAGCTCTTCTTCAAACACGTCCAGTCTATTGATTAGTTTGTCCTCAAACCTGTCCAGAATCTCTTCTGAGGTTATCTGCAGGGCCTCCAGCAGGTCGTCTGGGTCAAAGGTTTTCAAGAGGCGTTCCTTAACTTCCTCTAGTGTTAGTGACATAGTCAATCAACTCCTGTAGTGTCTCTATATTATACCATAGTATTCCTTCTTTGTCACACCATTCTGACATAGTCATTTTGGCACCTTTTCGTATCTTTTTGTTGGGCGACATTAAGACAAATACTAACTCCTGCCCTTCTGGGAGACTGTCTCTGATACTGGTGTACTTCTTCGTGTCTCCGTCCCGAAAATATCCTTTGCATTCAACAAGAGTACCGGAAGCGCTATGTACGAAATCAGGACGGTAAGACCGACTAATAACGTAAGGAATCGTGAATGGTTCATAGTCAAAATCCTTCAGTATCTTGCTGACATCTTCTTCAAACGTGCTCCTAAATTTCGAGTTCTTGTACTTTCGGCTCATTGTGTACCTCTGTTAAAAAACGTGGTCCTGTTGAGTAAGCAAAGGCACGTAGGCCGGGCCAACAGGTCTTCTTGTACGCACAGTACGAACAACCTATGTCCAGCTTTTTATTACCACTCTTACCGTCGTCCTTTGGCTCGTAGCAGTGCTCTGGTGGCTCTTTATTGTCAACCATTAACTGAACGTGCTCAATACGATCTGTGATGTCAAAGCCTACCTTTTCGTGTACAGGGGCTTGAGTGTCCTCCTCGTCGTACATGAGGTACGTTAGGTGTCCGTTCTGTTTGTCCATCGCCAGCCAGCCAAAGCTTGTCTGACCTTCTGCTTTTGCATATCCTTTAATTTGAGCGACGTATCCAAATGGGTCATCATAAGCCAAAGTGCCGTCCTTGAATTTCTTAAACCCATACGACGAAACGCTTTTAACGTCCGTGACAACACCATCAATTTTACAGTCCATAGACCCTGTAATACCGTTGATCTCACATTGTTTTTGTTCTGCGGTAACTTCATGTCCTGATGCCCTTGTAAGGAATAGTAATAGTTCTTCAATCAAATGTCCGTACAGGAACTTGACAAGCGTATGTGGCTGCATGTCGTCCTCTTTGGGCATGTTGTTGTAGTGGTTCCATAAGAAGCGATCACCACGACCTATGTTGGACATGCGTAGCTTACGACCGTCAAACCGTCGGTTACCTCCAAACTCCTTACGCATGAGGTCCTTGACATTTTCACCAAACTGGTCAATGCACTCTTCGATGTCTACGTCCTTGTCTACTCTCTTGGTTTTAACAAGCTTGTAGATGTCGTCTACTAATGTGTATATGTTTTTCATTGGTACTTTCCTACTATACCTGAGACAACCTCTTGGGCTTGCTCTGGTGTGCATTTAAACCACTCACTGCGTCTTTCGTACAGCTTCTGTAGTTCACTGTGGGCTTCTGATTCTGCAGCCCTTCGGTTGCTTACGTCCCAACTATAGTTTAACACATAGTCCCTGAAAGGGGAAGAGGTTTGGTAACCATTTAGTCTGTCCTCTGAGTCAATAGCCATGCCTACTTTAACCCACTCAGGAAAGCTAGGATTAACAATTATGTACACTTGGCCTTCAACACTGGACTCGTACTTTGCTAAGCTACTAAAAGCAGCGTCTTCAAAGGTCTTGTAACGTCCGGGTTTGTGCAAAGGATGTGACTTAGGTACAAACCTGCCGTTTACAAACATCCTTGTTTTATTCCTGTTCTGGTGAGTTCTACTGTGCTCTTTTTTGCAGGGTCTGCAGTAATCTTGTCTTCCGTCTTTACTTGCAGATCTTTTGTCGAATTCAGTTAGGTTTTTTACTTCACGGCATTTTGAACATCGTTTAGTTAACATCATTAGTGTGTCTCCGCCCATGTTGTTCCAACTTTGTACTCTCCGTCCAACGGACATCTAAGGTTGAATTCCACGCCTGACGCCTTGAGACATTCGACCGCAAGCCAACCGAATTTCTCTGCTTGTTCTTCAACCACTTCCGACTGTACTTCATCATGAATGTTGCCTATAAATTTGTAGTCAAGTTTCCACTGCTTTGCATAGTCATCCAAGATCACCAGTGCCTTTTTCATTACGATTGCACCTGCTGCTTGGAGCAGAGTATTCAATGCAGCATGTTCAGATCTAACTCTAAGCCTTCGACCATCAAGTCCTCTGAGATAGCCTCGCTGAGATGCTCTAGTAACCCGTTCTCGTAGACTTTCAAGAGCAGGTGTATTTCTGAGAAATCGTTGCTTAAGATCTGAGCCGTCTCTTGCACTTCCTCCAACGATGCTTCCAATTTTGGCATCTCCAGCCCCGTAGAGGAAAGCATATATGAAAGTCTTTGCTTGAGGTCTTGTTTCAAGCCCAGCAGCCATTTGGTTTCTTGTGTGAATGTCTTCGGTGAGGAGGACATTGGTAAACTCCTTATCGTCCATGTAGTGGGCTAACATGCGTAGTTCAAGGCCACTAGCGTCAAAACCTACGAGTTTTTTACCAACAGGAACAGTCCAGCAGGAGCGACACTCATGTCCGTAAGGACTGTGGCTTGCTGGGACTTGGGCCATGTTGGGACTCTGGTGTGTCATACGACCTGTTACTGCACCATTACTAATGACACGACCATGTACTCTACCGTCCTCCTCAACGGCTTCTAACCATGAATGTACTTGCGCATATCGCTTTTGAAGAGTAAGGTACTCCAAAACTTTTGCAGCCTCTGGGACGTGACTGTTTTCCTTAAGCGTCTTCTCATCGACAACAGGCTTTCCGCTTGGCGTCGTCTGGTTCCACTTCGCACCCTTAGTTGCAAGTCGTTCTGCAACTTGTTGTCTGGACCCAACATTGAAAACTGTAACTTTGTCTTTAAGTCTTTTCCCTGTCTTCTCAGAAATCCTTTCTTCGACAATGGGCGGGAACATCTCTTGTAGTTCGGCTTCAATGGCATACATGCCTTCCTTAAATGTTGCACATAGTTCATTAGCTAACTGCTGGTCCAAGACCCAACCATTGCGTTCCTGTTGTTGGACTGCAAACTGTACCTTGTGTTCCAATTCGATACACTCAGGTGCAAAGTCTTCCATGTCCTTAACAAGCTGCTTGTGTACTGCTTCTGTGACTGCTACGTCCTGTATACAGTAGTCAATCATCTCAGGAGACAGACACGACCAGTCGTCATGGTCACCCTTTGGGAAGCCTAGGGTGTCACCCCAAGCTCTCAACGAGTGTCCACCTTGTCTGCTTGGGTCAAACAGACGTGACAACACCAGTGTGTCTACTACCCTCTCAGGAGCCACAGAAAGCCCCCAGAGACGTTCTAGCACTGGTAGGTCGTAACCTATTAGGTTGTGTCCACAAACGCTCACAGAGCCAGCCAGAGCCTCACAGAGGGTACTACGGTTGGTATGTACCTGTGACACACCGTTCTCCCGTGTTACAACACACCAAATGGTGTCGGGAGTTAGACCGTTGGCTTCTAAGTCAAGGTAGATCAATTCTGTGTCTCCAACACTATAATGTCTAATCGTATTTTCTGATAAAGAGGATCAAAAGAAGAAACGTAGTCGTTACATTCTTTTTTACTGCCTTCAAATACGACATTTGCGCCCAACTCTCCCGAAAACACGTCGTACTCAATTACTGCGTAGGTGTACCTCATTTATAGAAACCTCTGGATGGTAAAGGCCTAAACCGTGTTCTTCACTGTCACTTAGTAGAAAAACTTTACAGTCTTCTTCTGATCCTTCAAAAAGAACGTCATAGTCTTCCCATTCAAAGGGATTGTGAAAACGCACTTGCCATACTGAGTTCATTAAAAGTCTGCTCCTATCTCAGGGTTAGCCACTTCTGTCATCCTTCCGGTAGTCCTGTCGTACTGCAGCCAGCAAGCTGGTCCTGTTTCCCCAGTGTAACGATTCTTAAGGACTCGAACAGTAGTCGTGTTCCTGATGTCTTCGTTAACGTTCTGCTGGTCACGCTCCATGCCAATGACAATGTCGGACAGTTGTGCAATCGCCTGTGAACCACGTAGTTCACCCAAGGATATCTGAGCACCGTCCTCGTGTGCTTTACCTTGGGATCGCCTAAGGTGTGACACGAGGAACAGACTGATGCCTGTCTCTGCCACAAGCGTTCGCAGTTTGGTCATTATTTCGTCAATGGCCTTTCGTTCGTCTCCTGACTCTTGGGAAGACACGACGATGGACAGGTGGTCCAGTACGACGTACCTACAGTCCAAGGCTTTCGCCATGTAGCGAACACGGGAGAGCAAGTTATCTGCTGAAGTTGACCCCCAGTGGTCGAATAGGTAGTAACGTCCTGTTCCCAATGTGGCGTCCCAGAATGGTTTAAGCTCACCCACTGGCGTGTCCTCTTCCAAGTGTAGAGGTCTGTTTGCCGCCACCGACATGATACCAAGCGAAGTTCGGGCCACGTCTTCCTCAAGGGCCAAGACCCCAATATTGCCCTCACATCGCTGTAGTAGGTCGTATTCAATTTCTCTGATGAATTGGGACTTGCCCATACCACTACCGCTTGTGATCGTGACAAGCTCATAAGGCCTGTGTCCTCTTGTGATGTGGTTAAGGCCTTCCCAAGGGTACGGTATGGACTTAACCTGTCTTTTCTCTACCAGCTTTTCCCAAGTGTCAGTACCTGCTACAATGCCGTCAGGACGGTAAACTTTCGCATTCCACCAAAGTTGCGTAAAGTCTTTCACCCTGTTAGCCATGAGCATGTCACTGGCGTCCTTCACAGGAAGCTTAACTATCTTTAACTTGTTTGGACTAAAAAGGTCCTTTACTGCGTCCACGGCAGCGTCACCCGCCTTGTCGTTGTCAAAGCAAAGGACAATGTTTTCGTACCCTTCAAGCCACTCTAGCTGTTCCTTAATTTCCTTAGCGGCGTTACTAGCACCAGACCTAAGCGAAACAACGTCGTACTGTTTATTGAACATCTCGTACACACTGAGTGCGTCGAGTTCCCCTTCGGTGATTGTGATGTACTTGTTACTATTACACTGCTGTTGACCAAAGAAGCCAACACCGGACACGTCGCCGGTTGAACTAAAGCCTTTGGTTTTTACGTCACGCACCTTAGCTGCACTAATCTCACCCGTTGCTACGTTGTAATAAGGGTAGTAGTGCTTTTGAATTTCCCCTGTGCTGGAGTACTCCACAGTAACACCAAAGCGACTACAGGTTTCCTGAGAAATACGTCTATTAGGAATGGCCGCTACTACACCACCCATTGACAAGGGTTTAGCCTTTGGTAATTCCTGAGTTGTCATTGGTACTTCACCTGTTCCAAACACATGGTAATCACAACCGGAGCCAAAGCAGTGTTGGCCCCCGTTGTCGTAGATAGCGAGAGCGTCCGAAGAACCACACTCCGGACAACTCTCGTGTCGTAGGAACTTAGAAGTCTGCGGCATCGCCTACGGCCATCTCCGCTTCCTCTAGGACTTTTACTGCTTCAAGGTAGGTTGACACACCATGTACTGGATGTGCTGGCCCAAGCTTGTACTTAAGACGTACCCGTGAGTTGTAAGGAATCTCACCGGAGTAAGCATTACCTTCCGCATCAAAGGTTTTAACGTCGTACTTAGATTTAAACTTACGCTGTTTATTGCCTTGGTAGTCTTTGATCTTAACTCCCATGGCAGACAGCGAAGCCGCATCGTCTTCAGCCATAGTAATAGTCATGGAGTACTGCCCAGTGTCCTGACCATTAAACACGTCATGTGAAGTGAGGTTGCTGAAGTTTACGATACCTTCTACTGTTGCTGCTGTCATTTGGAATAATCTCCGTCATCGTTTCATGATTGCGTTATTGCATATCATACTAATATTATACACTACTCTTGGCGCTGAATCAAACCATATTTACGTACTCTTGATTAATAATGGTTTGAATGTGTACGTACCCTTCGGGCCAGTACGTGTAGGACTCTGCTAGTGCTTTGGCTGTCCTGCGTACTGAGGCCTCGAAGTTCTCGTACAACCCTAGTTCGTCCTTACAGTACCAAAAGGGTATGCGTAGGACTGGCTCTGCTGGCCCGTGTTGCTCGTAGTACACAATGATCTCAGCGTCGTTATGAATAGAACCGTCGTTACCAAACATCTTTGTATGGTCGTTCTCTGGTTGTTTCATTCGCTACTCTCCGCTTGCGGTAGTTCATCACTGGCTAAAAACAAGATCTTGTCCAGCACCACTCTAGGCATAACCACGTTACCATGACCATCAAAGGACAGCTCTAGGTCCTGCCTGAGAACAAACGGGATGCCACCCCAAGGGTCGGCCCTCATGATGTCCTTTGTTACTGTACGGGCTTGTGTGTAGCCTAAGCAGTAGATGGAGTAGTCACCACCATCGACCACATAGATGCTCTTTTCGTCTATCGACATACTTAAGTTACTCCTAAGTTTACTAATGTAGTTTACTACTATGTTTACTTCTTTAGTATTACTACTTTGGTTTACTTCTTTAGTTTACTTCTAAAGTTACTACTTAAGTAATACTTTAGAAGAGGGTATCATAATCATCGTCAATTGTAAATACCTCATTTGGGTAATTTGTCACAAAGGTATCACTATCTACCTCGACAGCCCCAGCAGCATAAAGACAATTATTACACATATCAATAAAGTCGCCATTTTGATCCTTCTTTGTTAGTTCAGTGTCGTCTAAAATTACATCACAAGCTCTACAGCGCATCTTGCCAGTACTCCCCATGTATTTCAATCATCATCTTACGTAAGTACTTAGAGTTTAGCTTGGAGTACTTACGTTGGCAGTCCAAACGAAACATTTCTGTTTCAAACTCTACTATGTGGTCTATCATAGCTTGGTCCATAGGGTCTATAGTTGGACCTGAGTTGTCATCTAAAGCGCCACTATCGCTGGCGTACTCGTCAATGGTCATTTCTTTTTTCTCCTCTCTAGCATTTCCTTACGTGCTTCGTCTGTCACTTGGAACTCCAAGGGTGTCAGAAGTACATATAGAATAGTAAAAATAAACTTAGTGCCCACGATGAAAACGAGAATCCAGCACAGTATATCAATGTAAGTTTCCACTATACGCTCCTTTCATACGTTGTATAAGTTCATCTATCACTTTCTGCTCCTCTTCTTTCCAAGCTTCGGAATCGTCAAGACCTTCGTAATCGTCGGCCTCAAGATCGTCATAGTAGCTATCGTGAGCAATTTCCCAAGATTCCCTAGGCATCGTTTAATAACTCCTCTAAAGCTTTGTAATGCTTTTGTTGTTGCCATGGCCTATCTTCAGCGTTTTTAGGCGTGTACTTCTTACCTAAAATACGTTCAAGATTACTAAACATTACCGACAGTTCAAAAAAATCCTCTTTAAATTGACAGTAATCTTCCTCATTGTAAATATTAGGATCTGTCATTAGATGGTCACTAATAATCTTAAGTTCCCACCATGTCCAATCTAACAATGTATCTAACTCTTTACTGACTTCGCTTATGTCATAGTTCATTCGTCTGAGTCTCCTTTAATTACAACCCAAATTGCCCCAAGTATACAACAAGTCCATAACAAAAGCAATACACTTGTTTCCATTAGTCGAACCTCGCTATCTTTTGATTTCCTTTATTGTCGGTTAAACCTACGATTCCATAGGGGTAAACCCAAAGGGTAAACCCAAGTTTGTCAATACGTGCTATAGGTGGCAAAGGATCGTCATCATCGCTGGACGATATGTAAGTGCCTTTGTCGTCAATGGTGCCCTCAAAAGGGTGCACAAAGCCACCATAATAGTAAAGGTCGTCCATTTTGTCCGCTACTGACTGTATAGGTTGCCCTTCGATGTACAACGAACGCTCAAAGAAGTGCGGAATAAGCCCAAGGGCCTCAATTGAGACCCTATCGTCTAACATTTCAACTATCATCGTCTAATTCTCCTTTTGCGTGGTCTACGTCACAATCGCACAGTACAGCGGCACCGTCATAGGTCTTATATATGCCCCATGATGGTTCTTCGGGGTAATCTGCTACCCTTACCGCTGTTTTAGCAATCAGTGAATCCTCAAAGTATTTGCCAGTGATTTGGCACATGTAGAATGTTGTCATTTGTCCCGTTCCTTTCTGTCAATGTAAATACACAAGGGCGTAAGTATGGCACACGTCCCAAGTAATAACAATATATCGTACCATGGTTGCCATTGTTCAATCATCGTCTAGGTTCTCTTTCGTTTATACCTTCCTCGTACCCTACAGAATGCCCGACTATCCACCCAAAGCCAAAGCATGTCACCATTAACTAATTGCCGCTATTTTACGCTTTCTTAATTCTTGTGATGCATAATGAAATTCATCCCAATATTGTCCGGTTTTTGGGTTGCCTATCGTTTCGCCTACCTTTGCGGCCCTATACGAATCTTCTCGAATGTATAACAATGCTTCGCTGTCTAACCTACTAAACCGTTTTATTGTGTCGCTGTGCCAATTATTCATTATGCCACCCTCACTATTATGTCTCGCTGTCTCTTTTCCATGCTCTTTCCGTGTCCAATGTAGCACACTAGTGCGACGTCTTTAGACCAGCATGCCCTACAAGGCCCACATTTGCCCTCTCGTTGATAAGCTTCACAAACTAGGGCACCACTAGGGACATTGTCTAACGTTGCTATGGTGGACGTTTGAGGGCCTTCTACGGTGTCTCCCGTTATGCTGTCAGACGATAGGCGAACAACTACGTTTGGCAATGCTGACATTTGATCTAGCACTGCCTGAAATTTTTTAAACTTGTGCATGCGTGTTGGTAACCAATGGTTACACCATGGCGTGCGCCTCATTACTTCCAAGATCTTAAACGCAAGGCGCACGTCGTATACGTCTCCACTGTCAAACCAACGGAAATAACGATCGTTGTCTAATTCTGCCACCATGTCATTAACCCATTCGGCACGCTTCCAGTCCTCACGATTGTGCTCTCGTGGCGCTTTGACGTTCTTAAAGCGATAGTTGCCCTGTGTGGCGTAGCATCCAGAGCAAGCGTCCACTAGTGAGCCGTCCGGCCTGCGTGATGCTGGACAAGTGTCGAGCGCTTGCAGTGACCACGAACGGCTTGGCATTTTTGAGGCTTTCGATAGTTTAATCATCGTTTTCTGACTCCGCTTCAATATCGTCCCAAACTTTAGCGCATTCTGCGCACAAGTCAACTCGACATTTTGGATTGTCTAACCATTCTCCAACGTGAGCGTATGTGTCGCCTTCGATGCCCTTAGGCGCACCGCAAACAGTCTCGCCGGCGTAGTACCCTGTTAATGTAATGTGTCGCATAGTGTCACCTCGTTTTTGTTTAGATACGCCGAAAGCCCCGCACTAGGCGAGGCTCAAGGGCTGACCGGCTTTTACCGGTCGTCGATGGAGATGTTGGTGTTTCGTCCTTTCTTGTGCTCAATGTAGAGAGACCAGAGACCACCTGACAGCTTGTGATAACACTCCCCTTGGCTGTAGCTGAAAGGGCGCTTGAGTGCCTTACGCTTGCGAATGATGACTGAGCGGCCTAAGATTTTTGACGTTGTTACTTTTTCCATGTTGTTGCCCTCCCTTGGGCTTTTGTATGCCTTGGCGTGATTGCCTTGGCTTGAGTTCATAATGCCACAGTGACGCTACAGTGCAACATTTATTTTGTGTGAATATTTACATATTATTTTTCTTGCTCTTTTGTTGGTCTTGTGTTACTCGCACGTGCACACGTTATAGAAAGCCCAAAGGGTCCAACATAAGCCCTCCCCCGGCCCAAGTTATCCACAGGTTTTCCACAACACCAAAGT